AATGTTAAAAGAATATGAAGCTAACGATAAACAACTTTTAATAATATGAAAACAACAGTAAACTTTTATCAATTTCAAAATTGGTTTGACAAAAATAGACCTAACAATTTTTCTTATGATGGCTTAATTGCTTTATGGGAAATGTTAGAAGAATATGAAGAAGGAACAGGGGAAGAAATAGAATTTGACCCTATAGCTTTATGTTGTGAATATTCAGAATATGATGATATGCATGAGTTTTGGAAAGATTATGACAAAGAAGATTACCCTGATGAACAATCAATAATGGATGCCACAATGTATTGGGATTTTGGTCATGATAGGTTTATTATACAACAATTTTAATTATGATACTAAAAAGATTACACGAATTAAATACATTTGCTTGTCAAGACAACGAATTGTATTTAGCAGGGAAGGATGAAAATGGAGAGGATTTTACAATAGTATTTGATGCTTTTAACTTTTTAGAATGGATAGATAGAGAGCAGATACAATACATAAAAAAACAAACAATTAAATATATTAAACAAAAATGAAAACAGAACTTATTAAAGAAAAGTACAACAAGTACAATTTAGAACCTAGTGATGTATTTAAACATCAACACTACATTATTATAACAAGAAGTGGTATTGAAAAAATACAAGCCCAAGAAGAAATTACTATGGACTTTCAAGTTGTAAAATGTGAAAAAGATTTTGCAGTTGTTAAAGCTATTGCAAATAAAAAAGATACTCTAATAGAAACCTTTGGTAGTGCTTTAAAAGGGGATTATAAGAATGGTAACTGTAATACTTGGTACGTTATGGAGATGGCTGAAAAAAGAGCAATGTCAAGGGCAGTATTGAAGCTGACAGGTTTTTATGAACTTGGGGTGTTTGGGGAGGATGAAAGTGAAGAATTTAAACAATAATTAAAATAATAATAAAATGAATAATTTAATAGAAGGTAAATTAATAAAAGTATTTGAATTAGAAACAGGAGTTTCTAAAGCAGGTAAGGAATGGAAAAAGCAATCAATATTAATAGAACAAGATACTGAATACAACAAAGAGGTTGTGATAAGTTTTTTTGGAGATAATGTAAACAAAATAAAAGCAAAAACAATAGGAGATATTGTAAGTTGTAATATCAATTTATCATCTAGAGAATATAAAGGTAAGTGGTATCACAATATAGATGGTTGGACTTGTAATATGTCTGATGTAAAAGCTGAAATAAAAGATGCTTTTAATGAAAAGTATGCAGGTACAACTTCTGATGATTTACCTTTTTAATATGACAGATAGAGAAAAATTTGAAACCATATGCGACCTTACTACAAATTTAGTAGGGTTGCATCAAGGTGCATTATCAGATAAAACTAGGAAACAAATTATTCACGTTCCTAGAATGGCTGCTTCAGTTGTGGCTAGGGTAAACGACATACACCCTAACACTATTGCTCAAGTAATAGAAAGGGATAGAACATCTGTATTGCATTATTATAAATCACATGGACATAATTTAAAATCATTTCCTAAATACAGGGAAGTATTTTTTGAAGTTTATGCTGCCTACGAAGATATAATTAGGAGTAAAAGAATATTTCAAGACAAAAATGATTTAAGAATGTATTTAGTTTCACAAGGAATTGTTATGAAATGTTCAAAACCACAGGTGGTAGTTGTTGTGAAAAGTGGTAAAGTAAGTTGTAATGTAAAAACTAGATATAGTTTGTGTTCAGATTTGATGGAAGATATTAAAGATGTTTTGAGATATCATAATTTCACATTAGAAATAAAAACAATATGAAAGCATTACTGAGTAGCACTGCGTTTCTTGTAGTCAATAAAGAACTTGCTAGGAATATCGGTTTAAAGGAAACAGTCTTGTTAGCTGACTTAATTAGCAAGGAAGAATACTTTATAGAAAAAGGAATGACTGATGGGTGGTTTTTTAATACTGAAGCGAATATACAGAAAGATACTACACTTACTCCTTATCAGCAGCGAAAGGCTCTTAAAACTCTTAAAAAGTATGAAATAATAGAAACCATACGTAAGGGTGTTCCTGCTAAACAATACTTTAAAATTAATGAAGAACAAGTTGTTCAGTTTCTTAACAACAAGTCCTTAACTAACTTAACTTCTATTAATAAGAATAAAGTAATAAAATTAAATAATAAACTCTTTAATAAGCCAAGCATTAATGATGTTGAACTTTATTGTATAGAACGTAATAATAAAATAGATGCAATTTCTTTTGTTAATTTTTATGAGAGCAAAGGTTGGATGGTTGGAAAAAACAAAATGAAAGATTGGAGAGCAGCAGTCAGGACTTGGGAAATGCGAGATAATAATAAAAGTTATAAAAAAACAGGTACATCAAAATTAGATTCACAAATAAGCGAATGGGAAAAAGCAAAGAAATATATAGAAAAAATATAATAGAACTAGATGACTACTTTGCATATAGTGGTAAAATAGAAATAGGTGGTAAGTTTGTAAAGCCTAGTGGTGATTTAATATATCAAGAAAAATCTATTATAAAAAACGATATGAAAAAGTATAAATTAAAAAACTATAATGAAAACACTTCAGGAAGAAAACATTAAGGAACTAACTGCAAAAGTCTTGGACTTAGTAGCTAAGACTTCAGTAGAGTTAGGACACAGAGCAGATGGGAAAACAATGGGTTCACTATCACAAATATTTGCACTAGACTTACAAAAGGAAAACAGGTTCAGGCGAATGACATTTAATCAAATACAAGATGCTTTTCATATAGGTGTTAGGTATTGTGAATTTGAACCTTTTATAAATATAAAAACATTTTTCAGGTGGATTATTGAACATAAGAAAAAAGTAAATGATGCTTATTACCAAGTTCATACACTAAACAAAAACCCTAATCAAGTTCCGTTTTATCAGGAACCATTAAAATTATTAAAATGAAAACAATAAAAATTACTAAAGAAGAAATCAAGACAGGTAAAGATGCTATCAAATGGCACCTTAAAAACTATGGGCATATAACAAGTTTAGAAGCTATACAAGAATACGGAGTAACTAGACTTGCTAGTATTATATGGTATTTAAAAGAAGAAGGTTACAGTATACATAGTGAAGATTTAAGAAAGACTACAAGGTTTGGTAGAACAACTACCATAGCTAAGTATCTTTATTTTAAACCAAAACCAACATTTGAACAGAAAGTAATATGGGGGTAAAGAAACCTGTTAGCAAACTCAAAAAAGAGTTAGACAGTTGGTTCTCTAAATACATAAGACTAAGAGAATCAAACGATTATGGAATGGCACAATGTTTTACTTGTGGTAAAGTTGATTATTACAAGAAGTTACAGAACGGACATTTTCAATCTCGCAGACACCATTACACAAGGTGGAACGAACAGAACTGCCAAGTACAATGCGTAAAATGTAATATGTTTGAACAAGGAGAGCAGTATAAATTCGGTTTAAACCTAGATGCTAAGTATGGTTTAGGTACTGCTGAAGAATTAGAATTAATGTCTAAGCTAAATATTAAGATGACTAGGATAGATTATGTAGAACAAATCACTTATTACAAAAACCTTGTTAATAACTTTATAAAAGAAAAAAATCTAGAATAAAATATTTTCTATATTTGGAATATGACTAAACCCATATTTGCAAATACAATGCATCAGATAATTGTAAATGATTATTTGAACCTAATGATGTCCTTTGCAAAGGAAATATCTACAAAGACAAAATACCAAAATTTTAAAGAAGTACTAGAACTAATTATTGAATACCACAATAGTTATGGGGAAGATGTTTCAATGGGTAATTGGAATGATTGGTTAATGGTTATACCTATTAATACTTCGGTAATGGTTAATGGTTACTTTGCAGGATTATCCACAAGAAATAACTCAGAAATAATAAAATCGTATAAATTATTGTTAGACAATAGTTTAGAATTATTAGTCAGAGATTTAAAAGATATAGAATATAATAATGAATAAAATATATCAAGCAGTAGCAGATTGTAGAAAGACATTTATAGAAATGTCCTACACTTTTACGCAAGATATAAATGAAATAGAAGAAGCAGTTCAGGAGTTGATGTTGTATTTTATGCAGATGAACCCTGAAACACTAAAGTCTATATATGAAAAAGATGGAACAAAAGGTATTATCAGGTATGGTGCAGTTGTATTAAGAAGAAGTTACACAAGTACACGAAGTCCATATTATTATAAATATAAAAAATACTACACACATATTGACACAAGTTCAACTAATATAACTTATGATATAATAGAGAAAGATGATAACCACAGAAAGCATTTATACAATATTCCTAATGCAAAAGAATACCAACAATGGCAAAAGTTAGAATTAATAGACAAAGCATTAGATGATTTTTATTGGTATGATAGGGATGTGTTTAAACTATATTACTACGAAGGAAACACCTTGACAGGACTAGCAAAAAAAACAGGCATAAGCAGGAATAGTCTTTTCACGACTATAGACAAAGTTAGAGAACAACTTAAAGACTTGCTTGATGAATAAATTTTTAGTTAGTGATAAGGTTTACAAAGACAGGCTAGACATCTGTAAAGGTTGTGATTATTACTTCAGACCTACAGGAAGTTGTAAAGTGTGTTTGTGTTTTATGTCCATTAAGGCTAGGATTAGTTTAATGGAATGCCCACAGAAGTATTGGTTAAAGACTAAGGAAATTGAACAACCTGAAGGAATACCTGAAGAATTAATTGAAGAAGTATTAACGATATGGAAAGATATAAAAACAGGAATAGCAAAAAATCAAGCAACTAAAAAAAGAATGATAACATTATTTAATACAATTTATGGAACTAACTACGACACAGGAACAAGTTGTGGTACTTGTCTTAGTGATTGTTTTAAAGGAATAAAAAGAATATATGAAAAATACAGATAAGACACCTAATTATTATAAAGGAAAAGTATATGGTTATAAAGCATTTGATATAATAGAAGATTTTGAATTAAATTATAATTGTGCCACTGCACTTACTTACATTTTAAGAAGTGACAGAAAACATAACAGTCCAACAGAATGTTTGCAAAAAGCCATAGACCATTTAAATAATGAGCTAAAAGTATTAGAAAAAAAGAAAAAAAAGAATGTAAGGATAAGTCATATATAAAGGAGAGTAGGCATATTGCCATAATAATTATTAAATGTTTTTATGCTCTCCTTTATTTAAAATAAAATACTATGTTAAAATATCAATGCAATAAATGTGATATACAAAAAGAACTAAGCAAAGTAACTATGAAAGTTATAGATGGAAAAGTAGTTAATCTTGGTACTGAATGCCCTGAGTGTGGAGAATATATGATAGAAATAGAAAAGGCATTTGGTGGTTTTCCTTCGCTTAAAAGAACTGAACCTACTTTGTCTAATAGAAAAGACAAGCTATGGAGTAGGGCAAAAGACAGATTAAACTAAATATTAATTAATTCTATTATATACTATGAAACTAAAAATCAATGAGTTAAAACCAAACCTCAGTAATCCGAGGATAATTAAAGAAAGTAAATTCAAAAAACTTGTAAAGTCTATTAAAGATTTTCCTGAAATGTTAGAACTGCGACCAATAATCGTAGATGAAGATATGACAATACTTGGGGGAAATATGAGATACAAAGCAAGTGTTGAAGCAGGGCTGAAAGAAGTGAACGTAAAAGTAGCTAAAGGATTAACAGAAGAACAGAAACAAGAGTTTATTGTAAAAGACAATGTTGGTTTTGGGGAGTGGGATTGGAGTATATTGGCTAATGAATGGGATAATACAAAGCTAGGAGATTGGGGAATGGATGTTTGGCAGCCTGAAAAAGAAGTTGATTATTCTATATTAGATGACATAGACTTAGGCTCAACTTTAGATGATAAAACCTCAGCAGTAAAAAGAGGAATAGTAGTAGAGTTTGAAGCTAATGAATATGATGAAGCTAACGAACTAATCACACAGGCAAGAAAAGATGGAAAAAATATAGGTATGATTGTTCTAAATGCTTTTAGGAATGAAGCATAATGTTTATGTAATATCAGCAGGTAGATATGATAAATTACCTTTTGATAAAAAACAAAAAGAAAAATACATATTTTGTGTAAAGAACGGAGAGGGCAAATTGTATGAAGAAAATGGTTGTAAAAATGTATATGAAACAGGCAACCTAATGAAAAGCAGGAACTTCGCACTAGACCACGCATTTAAAAATAAAAAGATATGCGTACAACTTAGTGATGATATAAAAAAAGTAAGAGTAAATAAGAATTTTGGTGAGCCTGTAAAGGTAAAATTAGATTATGCTATAGAAGATATAGTAGAAAAATTTAATAGAGTTACAGGTGTTAAATTATTAGGCATACCTCCTACTGATAATTATTTTTTTGCTAATAAAATAGTAAGCACTAATACATTTTGTATAGGGGATATGTTATTTATAAAACCAAATGAATTAAGGTTTGATGAACAACTAACTTTAAAAGAAGATTATGATTATACTTTACAACACAAAGAAAGGGGGGATGTAATTAGATACCAAAAATACTTATTCACTTTTGAGCATTATTCTAACAAAGGTGGTGCAGTTGATGTAAGAGATGATGAGGAAGAACAGAAGAACATACAGATATTAAAATCTAAATGGGGGGATAAAATAAAATTAAACCCTAAACGTAAAAATGAAATATTGATATGAAAATAATTAAATTAGAAAAAGTAGAACACAACAGAAAAGTAGGAAAGAGATGCGAATACATTGAACCTAACGTAAAAGAAGATTGTTTATTAGAATCAGATGGGGAAATAATAGGTTTTTATATTAAAGATGTAAACAAGTATAGTAAAAAGCTAGGGGCATTAATAGATATAGCAAACAAAGAGTTTAAAAGTGATAATGTGCCTAAGTCATTATTAGAAAGAAGTGATGTTTTTGCTAATAAATATAAAAAAGGAATGACACGAAAAGAAGCTAAAGCAATGGGAACTGTACAGATGAGTTCTATACTTGGCTCAATACCACCTAAACCACATATGAGAAGACCTTACCCAACAATATCTTCAGTACACAGAGAACCAAAGGCAAAGACATTTATTAAAGCAATGTGGGGAGCCTGTGTTGAAGCTGAAAAGATAGTGAAAGAATTAACCCCTGAAATATACGACAGGCAAATAGAACTGTTTAAAGAAATAAAAAAAGACTGGAAGTTTGGTAATATGTTTACAAGCAGTATATCTAATTTTAATATCTCAGCACCATTTCACAGAGATACAGGAAACTTAGAAGGAACAGTAAACATAATCCTCACTAAAAGAAACAATGCTAATGGTGGTTGTCTTAACGTACCTGACTATAATGCAACATTTGAACAGGCTGATAACTCAATGCTAGTATATCCTGCTTGGAGAAACGTACACGGAGTAACACCAATTAAACCAATAGCTGATGATGGTTATAGAAACTCATTAATATTCTATCCATTGAAAGCATTTAAAGGAATATAATATGGACGAAAGTAGACACATAAAAAAGGAAAGTATTTTAAAAGCATTAGAAAAGTCGCTAGGTGTTGTTACGGTTGCTTGTAAATCTTCTGATGTTCCACGTTCAACATATTACAAATGGTTAAACGAAGATGAAGAATTTGCAAAGGCAGTTAAGGACATTGAGAATATAGCACTCGACTTTGGGGAAAGTCAGTTACACAAGCAAATAGGAGATGGAAACACCTCGGCTACTATTTTCTTTTTAAAGACAAAGGGTAAGAAAAGAGGTTACATAGAACGTAACGAACTAGATTTAACTTCAGGAGATGAACCAATTAAAATTAATGTAAATATAAAAGGGGTTGAATATTGATACTGAATTTACTGTTACACAAGGACAGGCAATAGAATATCTATTTGACAACAAAACAACAGAAGTATTATTTGGTGGTGCAGCAGGTGGGGGTAAGTCTTGGGTTGGTTGTAGTTGGTTAATTCTTTTATGTATCAAATACCCTAAGACAAGATATTTAATGGGCAGGTCTAAGTTAGACAGTTTGAAAAAGACCACTCTAAATACTTTCTTTGAAGTATGTCAGACTTGGGGCATCTTAGCTAACAAGCACTATAATTTCAACGCAGGTTCTAACATTATTAAGTTTTATAACGGAAGTGAGATAATACTGAAAGACCTGTTTCTATATCCTTCAGACAGAAACTTTGACAGTCTTGGTTCACTAGAAATAACTGCTGCTTTTATAGATGAAGCAAATCAGATAACAGAAAAAGCCAAGAACATAGTGGCTTCAAGAATGAGATATAAGTTAGATGATTATAATATCATACCTAAACTGTTAATGACTTGTAACCCTGCTAAAAATTGGGTATATACTCAATACTATAAACCTGCAAAGGAAGGTGTAGAAAAACCACACAGAAAGTTTATACAAAGCCTTGTTGATGACAATCAATTTATTTCAAAGCATTACAAATCACAACTACTAACTTTAGATGAATTAAGTAAACAAAGATTACTATTTGGTAATTGGGAATACGATGCTACTAACGATAACTTAATAGAATATGATGCTATACTTAACCTGTTTAGTCAGTTTGGGAAAGAAGGCGATAAATACATTAGTTGTGATGTTGCACGATTTGGAAGCGATAAAACAGTTATAATGTATTGGGAAGGGCTTAATATCATTAAAATAAGAACCTTGCTTAAATCGGCTGTAAATGAGGTTGTGGAGGAAATTAGAAGGTTACAACAACAATATGCAGTTAAACTTACAAATATTATAGTTGATGAAGATGGTGTGGGTGGTGGTGTTAAAGATTATATGAGATGCCGAGGTTTTATAAATAACTCAAAGGCAATTAAGGGCGAGAACTATCAGAACTTAAAAACCCAATGTTATTATAAATTAGCTGA